TTGTTAACGCATTAAAGGATCAATCAGCAGCACATGCAAAAAAGTAGACGCCCTGCTCAATTATTGTCGGTGGGAGTTTGGAGAAAAACAAAAGCTGACAAAGTTTGATGCCATTTCAGCAGGGCATAACGAAGCATTGGTAGCTATGGGTGTTATTGATGCGCCAGAACAAGCTGAGCGCGACGCACCGACAATGCACGATGATATGTGGCCGGTATACTCACACTTCAAACGATTGCGATTTGGGCGCGCTGTAGGCGATGACGCAATTACATTAATACCGAGACAACCTTTGCAGTATTCGGAAGTTGAAAGCTACACAAGGCTAGTAGATTGGCAACCAACACAAATCGAGGTCGATATCATTATGTCGATTGATGCAATATTTGAAATGAGAGAGGCTTAAATGGCAGACACAGCATCCTTGATAGTTAGGGTTAGCTCTACTGGCGTAAGAACAGCGTCAAACGATATAGACCGACTTTCAAGGTCGTCTAATACAGCTACATCAGCAGTCAGCAAATTAAAGGTAGCAGCAGCAAGTATTGTTACGGTAGCAAGCGCTAAGCAGGTTATTGCTTACGCTGACGCATGGCTAACGGTAACTAACAAGCTTGTTAACCATGTAAAAGTTAACGAGCAATTAGCCGATGTGCAAGAGCGCGTGTTTAATATCGCTCAGCAAACAAGATCAAGCCTTGAGGCTACCGCAACGCTTTACGGTAGATTAACCGCTGCAACTGGCGAATTTATCAAGAATGGCGAAACTGTAGGGGACTTGGTTAGTAACATTAACCGAGCGATGCAGGTATCCGGCGCGACTACAGCAGAAGCGGAAGGTGCTTTAGTTCAGCTATCACAAGCTTTCGGCGCTGGCGCTTTGCGTGGCGAGGAATTTAACTCGGTAAACGAAGCTGCTCCGCGATTAATGGTGGCATTGGCGGATAGCTTAGGAGTTGCCCGTGGCTCATTAAAGCAGATGGCTGCTGATGGCAAGCTAACGACTGAGGTTTTGTACAAAGCTTGGGGCGGTCAATCTAAGGCCGCCATGGAAATTCAAAACGAATTTCAAAAGATGACAGCAACGTCTGCCGCGAAACTTCAAGTGGCAAATAACAACTTAACAAAGTGGATCGGTACTAATAAAACTGCGGTTTCAGTAGCTAAATCGTATGGTGATTCTGCGATCTACTTAAGCGAAAGCTTGGATTCAATCGCTAACGCAAGCATTTTACTTGCAGGCGTTGCAGGCGGCAGACTTACCGGCTCAATGGTCGCGGCAACTGCGGCAACATTATCAAGCACAAGCGCGTCTACCGCTAACGCAATAGCTAAAGTAGCAGAGGCGAAGGCAGTTGCATTGGTAGCGGCTGAGCAGCTCGCATCAACTAGCGCGGCAATAACTCAGCAAAGAATATCACTACAGTCGGCGATAGCAGCAAAAGATAGGTCAATACAAAGCGTAATAGCAGCTAGAGCAATTCAGTCTCAAGCCGCTGCTGAGTTAGAGCTTGCCACCGCATCAGTAGCGTCGGCTAGGTTGGAGGCTCAAAGGGTAGGAAATACCACGGTATTAACCAGTGCAACAGATAGACTTTCTATTGCAAAAAAAGCGTCAACCTTAGCAACGGCAGAATTAGCAACAGCCGAAAAGATCGCCTCGTCATTATCATTAACACTTGCTACAGCCAAGCAAGCCTCTACTGTTGCAATATCTGAATCAGTAATAGCAAAGAGAGCTAGCACAGCCGCATCAGCTCAACTAGCAGCAGCGAATAAAGGCCTTGCACTATCTTCAAGACTTGTTGCAACAGCCAGCAGAGGAGCAAGCGCTGCCATGGCGTTAGTTGGTGGCCCTGTTGGTGTCGCTGTATTAGCCGCATCAGCAATCGCTTATTATTACGCTACCGCAGAAACGGCGGAGGAAAAAAGCAAGAAGCTAGCTGATGAGGTTGATATTCTTGCTGCTTCATTTAGCGGTCTGAACAGGGCGCAAAGATCTGTTGAAATATCCAAAATAAATACTGAGATGAAGCGAGTAAGGGATGAGATAGCGCTAACAAATGAAGAAATAAATAAAATTGGCGAAACCGACAATCTTATGCTGCTTCCTGGTCAGATAGCTGAGGGGCAGAGGCGCACGCAAGAGTATCAGGCAAAGGTAGAGTCATTAACTGAGAAACTCAATGAGCTATCAACAAAGCAGCAGGCGGTGTTTAACTCTGGATTGACGTCATTAGTAGAGCCACCAGAAGACCCTAAGTTTAAAGATCCTTTAGGCGATGTAAAAGGCAAGCTTGCTGCGGATAAACTACAAAGGGATAAGGAAGAAGCAGCCGCATATCTTGAAACATTGCGCCAATCAAACCTTAATGAGCAGCAATTAATTGAGACTCAGCAGCGTGACAAGGCTCAGGCTTTAGCTGACTTTTACACGCAAGGATTGCTCAGCGAGCAAGAGTACCAAGACGGCTTAACAGAAATTCAAACTAACGCTGTATTATCTAGAGCTGAAATAGCAAACAAAATACTAGATGATGAATCAAAAAAACAAGATGAAGCTAGAAAGGAATCAATAGCTACTGAGATAGCGGTTGCCAACGCTAAAGCAAAGGTTATCGATGATGGTATCGAAGGCCAACGCAACATGACGACCGACTTAAAAAACACTCTTGGCGAACAGAATGATTTATACAAAGCATCTGCAATTGTCACAGCTACCATTAATACTTATCAAGCTGCGACAGGTGCATTCGCTGCAATGGCCGCTATTCCTATTGTTGGTCCAGCATTGGGCGCGGTTGCCGCAGGATTAGCCATCACGGCTGGACTTGCAAACGTTGCCGCAATTAGCGGAGCGCGTGAGCAGGGCGGCTACATGACGGCTGGCGGCGCGTATCAAATGGCTGAGCGTGGCAAGGCTGAAATAATTGTTCCCGCTGGTAACTCAATGGCTAAAACTGCTGCACAAATGAAGGATATAATGGGGCAAAGTGGTGGCGGTGGCGTTACGGGTGTTACAATCGTTAATAACACTACAGGGCGCGTAGATAACGCTACAACTGAAATGGATAATGAAGGCATGTTACACGTTATCATTGACGAGTACGTATCGGCAGCATTGCTGACGCAAGACTCATCAATAGCCAAGGCTCGCAAAGCCTCATCAAATCAACCAGGATTCTAATATGAGCGATCTTGTTTTTCCTAGTACGTTACGCCCCATAGTTAGCAAAGGCTACGGGCAGAAGCGCGGCGGCAATATATGGCAGACAGCCGTTCAAGGCGGCAGACCTAGGCAGGGTCGCGATACTTACTACGACGCAGTGCCGATTAACGTTGCTATAGTCGTATCGCCTATGGGCAGGCTGGCATTCTGGACGTTCTTCAAGAAGATTAGCGGGGGCGCTGACTCTTTCACCATGAACCATGACACGGGTGCAGGAATTGAGCCTCACAATGTTCAGATAGATAAAGGCTCAGTTAACGAAACTACTCAAAACGGCGTTTACTGGAATATCACGTTTACCGCCGTAGCAGAGCGCACAAGCGTTCAAGACGATTCAGCATTCAATGATTCAATACTAGAATTGTTTGGTGAATACGGGGATAGTCTGCCAGCATTTATTGATTACTATACTTTGTACTGCACATCGCCATTATTCATTAATGATTTGCCGGAGCCAAGCTAATGACGTCTGCAACAGTTAAAGCTGCATACCGTGAAAAGCTAGCTTCTAATCCTGATGGCGAAATAGCGGTTGGTACATGGGAAATCTATCACCCGCTAATGAGTAAGCGGTATTACTTTGTTAGCGACCAAGTATCGCTAACTGCATTTCTCGAAACAGGTGTTGAGGTTACTTTTGAGCCTGCAAACATCAGCACGAAAGGCGCAGCAAACAATGCTGACATGAATCAATCAGCATCTATGACAATTGCAGATCCATTTAATGAGCTGGATAATGAGCTTGATAGAATACCTCTTGATAATGAGATGTTACCACTACTTACATTCAGGACTTATTTACTTTCTGACTTATCGTATCCTGCGTGGGGTCCCGTTGAATATGAGGCTCAAGACATTAATCAGGGCAAGGGAAGTTTTACGGCAACAGTATCGGCACCACGAATAAATAACCGAGGCACAGGATTAATAGTAACTCCAACACTGTGCCCATTAATACGTGGACTATTAATATGAATCCGCTTACTGAGTACACAGGTAAGGCGTACAACTTCATTACATACAATTGTTGGGATCACGTTAAAGCTGTTCGCGCAAAAGTCGGAATGCCTACGCCACAATTTGATTGCACATCGCCGAGCTTTATTAATGACACTTTTATCAATGCTCACGACAACAGCAAGGGTCTAGCTCAGTCTGAAATACCTAGCGACTACTGTGCTGTGCTAATAGCCTCAAAGCGTGGCAGGCGTGTATTGTGGCATTCTGGCGTATATCTTGACGGCATTGTATCTCACTGTGATAGATTCTCGCGACAAGTACGCACGGACACGCTAAAATCAATAATAGAAAAGTCTGAGAGGGTAGAATTTTGGCAATAATTAATCATTACACTCGCGCTGAAAATGGCGAGTTTAAGCATGTTGTAGTAAACAAATATTCTAGCCCTATGGAATTTGTTGTTAGTGAACTGAGTGATGGTGTTCCATTTCGCTGTATGTTAAATGGTATTGAGATAAGCAAAGATTTTGATGCTATGGCATGTGATGGTGAGTTTACAATAATTGAATCACCTGGCGGTGGTTTGATGAAGATTTTGGACCCTCTAAATATTACTGGAAGAATTTTAAGCTTATTTACGCCTAAGATTGACTCGCCAGCTGCAGAGAATCAACAAGCTGTAAGCGCTAACAACTCGCTAACTAATCGCACAAACAAGCCTAGACCATATGCTAGAGCATTTGATATTTGTGGTACAGTGCAAAGCATACCAAGCGACTTAATGCAGCCATACAGCATCTATGATTCAAGTAATAAGCAGTTTGATTATGGCTATTACTATGTTGCTCGTGGTTTTATTGATACTCCAACAAGCGGAGTTCTTGACGGTGATACAAACTTATCTACTGTTTCAGGTTCAAGCGCTAACTTCTACGCCCCATATACCAGCCCAAACAATGCATCACCTACAATTATTATTGGAGAACTAATTGATGAACCATTATTTATTGGTATACGCTCGAATAGTATTGAAGGAACAGCATTAAAAGCTCCAAATGAATATGAGCTTAAGTTTATTGATGTTGTTGTTAATTGTCAGCTATCTGGTTCTGTGGGAAGTTTAGTTGATGTAACTAGAGGATCATCATTTGATGATTTATTTAGCGTTGATCAATCTGTAACTTTGACAAACATAAAATCAGGTACTGCTGTTCTTGATGGTACATATAATGTACTGGCAGTATCGAGTACATCTATAAGTCTTGATGTATCAGCAAATTTAATTCAATGGAACAAGATTTTAGCTGGTGATGCTGCTATGGACCCAAGCGGAGAAGCTAAAGTATCACCTACAAACATCAATGAGGCAGGATTTACAGATTGGGTAACGATTAGCACTATCAAGCCTAAGCGGTTAGTGGCAAACATTGTAGCTAGACAGGGAATGTATAAAAGCTCTGGTGGTGGAACAACAAACAGTAATTCAGCAACAGTTGAGCAGCAATGGCAGTTAATTGACGAAGATGGAAATCCATATGGGGCAATTAACTCAGCATCAAAAACTCTTTCCGATAAAACACGGGAAGAGGTAGGGATGAGCTTAATTGTATCAATGCCAATTCAGTCATCAGTTCGCACTAGACTTAGAAGATCAAGTAATCTTGATTTGGATTTTGAGGGACAGGTTGTTGATGCGCTAACATACAATGATTTATTTGGTCAGATTGAGGATTTAACTCCGCAATACGGCGATTTGACTACCGTGCATACAAAGCGCAAAGCTACAGCACAAGCCACATCAATTAAGGCTCCACAACTAAAAGTGCTATCAACTGAAATGGTTTACAAGTACCTTGGTGGAGGGGTATTTGATACAGTTATGACTCCAAACACTCAGGCAGTACAAACCATAATTAGGTTAATGAGAGATCCACTTGTCGGAAATCTCGATATGAGCGTTGATAGTATGGATAAACTGCTAGAGGTTCAGGAAGAAATTGAAGCTTACTTCGGAGATGCTAAAGCAGGTCAGTTTAGTTACACGTTTGATGACGCTAAAACTACCGCGCAGGAAATATGTCAAACTATTGCAAGCGCTATATTCTGCACAGTTTACCGCGAAGGTAACGACATAAGGTTATTCTTCGATAAACCTGCAACTGGTCCATCAATGGTGTTTACTCATCGGTCTAAGGTTGGACAAGAAAAATGGACTCGTACATTTGGAAGTGATGCAAAGGATTCAGTTGAGTTTAGCTATATCGATCCTGACACTAACATACGCGAAACAATTTACATTCCTGAAGATGGCGGCATTAATCCAAATAAAATCGAATCGAAAGGTATACGCAACTACAAGCAAGCTTACTGGTTGGCACATAGGGCAAGACAGCGTGATTTACTTAATCGTGTAGCAGTTGAGTTTACAGCCACTGAAGAAGGTATATACGTTGTATCTGGTGAAGCTATAAGCGTTGTTAAGGGTTCTCGCATTGCTACTTACGACGGACATATCGTAGCGCAAAATGGATTAACGTTAACGCTATCTCAAGAGGTTGAATTTACCGATGGAGACGATCACTATATTCAACTTAAAAAGCGAAATGGAAAAGTTGAGGTTATACAGGTTATTGCTGGGATAAATGCAAGAACAGTTATAATGCTATCATCACCAGTCGAGGAAATTTATACCGGTAATAGTGCATTAAAAACAGAGTTTAGTTTCGGCAATGAAGCAAGACATTTGGCGCAAATGATAGTACCGAGTACAATAGATCCACAGCAGGACAAAACGGTTAAGATTACAGGCCGCAATTATCATCCTGATGTATATTTATTCGATGGCGTAGACGTAATCGGTAGCGCGTTCAGTGATGGATTTAGCAATGGATTTCAAATTTAATTAACGAGGTTAAAACATGACAGAGTTACTACAAGTTTCTGATTTAGAAGCGGCAAAGAAACACGATACATTTCGCAGTGAAGTGATAACTGGTAAAACTGGTGGTGTTGCTGGTGGTGCAGATATTGACTTTTCAACCAATGAGGTTACTGGTCAAGCCCAGAAAACATTACCTAAGTTATTGAGTCAGATAACTCTTGATGCTTTAGGTCGTTCTCCAGTCCCTGTTAATGGCGGAGTATGGTCGGCAGGTCAAATATTCAACTTTTACAATGAATACATGATTTACAATGGTGAAGCATATAGCCCACTACCAGCAACAGTATTACCTTACACTGTCGGAGCGATTCCTGATTTGGGCTTTGTTTACCCGTTTGCATTGATAAAAGACTGGGTTGAGCGCTCCGATATACAGCCGCCAATTTTAGGGCGTGACACTAGATTTGAAATCACAAACAGCAAAGCAAGCATTCGATACGGCATCAGCGACCTCCTACCTCTTGACGACACGCTAAACAATTATAGAGGGTTAGCATCAGGTAAAGATGCTTGGGGTGACATAAATAATCTAGGCGTTGGATCTGCTGCATTCGGTAGAAATAACGCTGCATTTGCATACTTATCATTTGCTGTAGGCCATGACTGCATAACTTACGGCTCAGCGTCAATGGCTGGCGGAGCTGGCTCTGCTACTGGAAATCCAGACGACCCAAATAATGACGCTATCTTTGGATACTGTTCATTTTCTTTCGGTAAAAACTCAATAGCACTAGGTAGAGTATCACATTCAATCGGTGAAGAATGTTTTTCAAATAGCGACCAATCATCTACATCTGGATTAAGAGCAACCGCTGGACCATGTGTCGCTGGGATGCCCAACCCTATAGGCGCTGGGCCAGTTATCAGTGACGGCATTGGCGCATTTGCTCACGGCGTGGATGTAGAAGCATATGGAGACTCTGCTGCTGCATTTGGTCGATATATAAAAAGTTATAATGGAGCTATGACCTTTGGGTATGGAATTAACGTAGGATCACCGATTATAAACTCCATACCAGGCGCGGTTGGTATTGCGGCAAACTCAGATGTTATGGCTGTGCAAGTAACACCAGCGCCAGGAATCAACGGAGGGTATTCTAGGGTTGGGTTTAACACAACTTTCCCAAACCAGCGCTATGAGGCTATGCTTAAAAACACAGACAAAATAGCATATAGACTAGACGAAGGGGAGTCAGGAGCAACATTATCGTTACAGAGAACTGTTGCGGGAGTTATATCAGACGTTGTATCAATAACGTTTAACGATTCGGGAATAGGCGCTTTAATAATTAATGGTAATCAGGTTGTTAGTAACCAAGCTTCACCGATTGCAGACGCCCAAACTGACGCAAACAAAATACAATCAATACTCGATGCCCTTAGGTATCATGGACTTATAGCAACATAAAGATACGTTACTTGTTGCCGTTGGTAGATTGGCGGTTGCTGAAAGGTAAACTGTTAAAATAGAAAAGGCCCATAGTGATACGTGCCTTCATTTCACTTGCACTCGTCAATGATTCTAGATTGTTTATCTATACCTAAAATCAGCGAGTGCAATCTTTAAGGTAAACTTATGAAATACGCGCTAGGCAACAGAAGCAAATCAAACCTTATCGGCGTAAACGCTGATCTGGTTAGCGTGGTTAATCGCGCTATTGAGATAACGGAAATTGACTTCACAGTTATCGAAGGCTTGCGCACAAAGGAAAGGCAGTCGCAACTTTTTAAAGAAGGAAAAACTCGCACAATGAACAGCAGGCACATTATAGGTCAAGCTGTTGACGTCATACCATATCCAGTTGATTGGAATGATACATCTCGATTCAGGCTGGTTGCTAAAGCAATGAAGCAAGCAGCAAAAGAACTTGATATTAAATTAACTTGGGGTGGCGATTGGAAGTCATTTGTTGATATGCCACACTATCAAATCGAGGTGTAACATGTGGGATAAATTAGCGGCAATATTTGGGTTTAGCGGCGTGGCTGATTCAGCCTTGAAAATCGTTGACAAGCTCGCAGGCGTTGATTGGACGGCAAAAGAAAAGGCGCAGTATGTGCTAGACTACCAAAACGCAACTAAACATCAAAGCCCTGCAAGGCGTTTTATTGCTATGTGCATAATGGTAATTTGGGTGATACTGATCCTATCTTGGCTAGCTGGATCAATGATTGGTAGATTCTATCTTGACGGAACGCTAAATGCTGGTACTGTATTTGCTGCTGATGTATCAGCATTTATTGCGCTAAACATTACTGACCCGTTTAATATTATCCTGGCGTTTTACTTTACGACTCAAATACTGAATGGACTTAAAAAATAGTGTTACAATTAACTAGCCAATAAGGGCGTTGTTATGGAGTATCTATATTTATGGGAAGCGCTAACCAGAAGCCTCGTGAGAAGCCTGCAAGCACCAATAAGCGAAAGCGTAAGTAACTTTGGTTTTATTGTTGCTTACTTGATAGCTATTAAATTCGCAAACACAAGACAGTTAAGGCTGTCTTTTTTGTGCCTAGTTGCCTGCTTAGTAGTTTCAAGCTCAGTGATTTACGATGAGATCAACGGTTGGCAATTACACCTTATTTATTCAATTATTTATCTGTTTGCTGTACCATTAACGGATAAACTTAAAACAATGTTAGCGTTGTTTTCAATGGCTTTGTTTAATGGATTAATGATATGGGACGCTTACAACTATGCAACGACTGAAACATGGCTGTATGGCAATTACGAATGTATTACCGCATGTATCCATGTTGCTATTATTTGCACAGGTGTTAACTGGCGAAACCTTATCGCAAAGCTTGACGATTCCGTTAGCCATATACGCTATTTCATTACTAATACAAGCTGTTTTTTGCATAGTGGAGTGTTACTACGCTACAATAAAGAAACAGAAAATAGCGAGAAACGTTCACAATGACAGAAGAAAGTGATGTTAGGGTATTAGCTCAAAGGGTTCAATACTTACAGAATGAGTTTATAGCCGTACGTGATGACTTCAAGACTAGTCACGAAAAGCTAAACGTGACTATGGAGAAGCTCGCCATTAACATTAATCGTTTGGTTGAGTGCGATATTAAGCGAGATGAACGCGACCGCTCTAGAGAGCAGCGTGAGAGTGATTATGGCGCTAGATTGGTATCGCTTGAAGCTGACACGCTAAAACTAAAGCTGTATGTAGCTGCTGACGAGCCAATACGACAGGGTAGAGAGTGGATGATTAGAAGTGTTATTGGAATTATTGTTGCCGGTTTATTTTACGCTGCATTCACCGTTAACAAGGGATAAAAAAAGCCCCACATAGTGAGGCTAAAAGAGCAATGGAACGTGCTTGCGGACAGCATGCAAAGCAATTGTTACATAGTTAGTTTTATTCTGCAATGCCCTCGTGAATATTTCAAATTACTTCAATGTCAAACCTGCACTCACCAAGCGGGTAGCTTTCTGGTGATGACACGCATAAACCTAACCACTCGATATGGTGACAAGTAAATGAAGCGTATACGCAGTCATAATGCACGCTAAACATACCAGTATCTTTTCTGCATCTTGGGCTTGACTTTATAATATCACCTTCAAATATTTTAGTACCTTTCTTATCTAGTAGGCCAGTGAATTGCTCAGCAATAACTCCTTTAGATATCTTTTTAATTTGCGATGTAAATACGCAACCAACATCAATTAGCTCGCCACTTAATCCGATTGCAAATTGATCGCTATTGCTTGTGGTAATCATTGCTCTAATATCTTCATCCCAAACTCTAAACTCTAATTTTCTCATCATACTGTCCTATTTAAAAACTCATCAACTACATCGTGCGCGACTATCATGCTTGCGTAAATGTTGTGAGACATAATCAACCATGCATCAGCAAAAGCAGCGTCATCAAGGTTGTTATATTTTAACCCTGCTATTACCTCGACATCTCTATGGTCGATATTCATCTGCGTTTTGGTATTTCGATTAAATGCTTCTTTTCAACATACTGCACTTCGTCATTGTTATTGCGAAGTGCTACGTTAAAGCTATTTTCTGACAATGCCTTGTAAGGTTTGCCAACTGTAAAATTACGCATAGGCCCGTTTATTTCCCACATGACTCGCCCCTTGCTTTAGCCAAAACCTTATCAACCTGCTTATGCCTTGCTACACTTAAACCACCTTCAATTTGAATCATCTTTAGCGCAGCGTACATTTCTGGCGCAGATGCAATTAGGCGCGCATCATGCTGTAAATCTTCACATATATTACCATCAACCATAATTACCCAATTTGGGCTAAGCTTACATACTGTAGATAAATTCCTATTGTTATTAGTATTTACTATTTTCCACTCACCTTTAGTGAACTTTTCCATATCAGAAAGCCTCTTTAATAGCGTCTAGCGCTTTGTTAATTGCATGGCACTCATCTTCACTAATGTTTGCCTCGAATCGGTACGACTTCTTACCCTGGCTAGCGATTGACCCTAAGCGAAAACTATTCACGCCAGTCTCACGCACTAGGTGAGTCATCTTAACGCCTGCGCTACATGCATTACGAACGCGCTCAGTTGTATCTTTGTATAGCTGAGTATGTTTCATATCTAACCCTAAATTATTATCGATATAGTAATCATATATAAAAAATAAGTTGATAGCAATATAAATCTAGTTAAAAGAATGAATATAATTTATCTAAAATGGCTTGGTCAGTCGTGTTGTTGAACACGTTTTTAATCGCTGCGTTAATCAATGCAGAGTAAACCGACTCAAACTCTTCTTGACTCATGTTGCCGTAAGCCAGCGAGCGAGCTTCTACGCGCAAACCGCCATCAATTGATATGGTTGTATCAAAATATCCAGCAAGTACTGTCAGATGCTTTCTGAACGTATTTAACTGCGCGTATTCGTCCATGTTTTCAAGTCCAGCTTGATTGGCAGACCAATATTGAAAGCAGAAGTTGAAAAAACTGAATACCATACGATGGAACTTTGGGCTGCGGGTTAGTTTAATTTCAACTGTATATTGCTCGCCATTCTTGAAGCGTTTAATCCTATCTGCTTCAAGGTCGCTAGCTGGCGCATAACCGTCAGCATGCTTTATCATTTCGATTTTCATTACTTATGGACCATAAACGCACGACTAGCCATCATAAACACATCGCTTACTTCTGCTGACTTGCTTCTAGCCTCTGGTGAATTGCCGTTACACACTGCACAGCATCTAGTTTCAGTGAATTTAAGTGTTGATCCACACTTGCAAGCTTTACCATGATGTGTCTTGTCACCTTTTAGCTTAGCTAGCTTAATCAGTGACATTCCTTTTTTGCTTCCATGACCGGTCATACTCTACCCCATTTATCAAAGTGGCCTGCTGACCATGCTTGAGCCTTTCTAATGTGTACCGCGCAATCATATGGATTCTTTGTGTTAACATCAGCATTAAATCCTAGCTGATAATTGTCGCGGTCTTGTTTATCCATCGCCTGCAATACTTGAATTACCTTAGCCATTTACTGCCCTTAATTTAATTCCGGTTTAAGTACGGTCTTTGATTTAATCCAAACCTGACCAGTTTCATCTACTATCGCGCCTAAATCTGATAGCCTGTGAAGCTGAAACGCTTTCACCTCGTGATACTTGGCTGCTGCATAGGTTGATTTGTGTTGCGATAAATACTGTTTAATTGGTTTCATTGTTAGCTCTGTTTAATCAAGTTTTATATCTGGCGTTTCACAAAAGAATCCGCAATTGCCAATGTCTAAGTCTTTATGACTTCCTGCGTCTGCTGGTAAATATCGCAACGGTATGCGCATTGTTCCGCGTGAATCAACCTTAAAATCTACACTATCATCTTGCATTGATTTTATTGTGTCAGGCCATAACTTTGTAACTTTCGATAAACTCATTTTAACCAGCGAAACATTAAGCATTTTTTCTTGATGAGCCCTGCGCTCGAACACCTCTGGAAAGTCTACGCGGATCTTATTCCAGTAACCTGCTCCACCAGCCTTTAGACATCCAATACAATTATTGTTGTGATAGCCTAACTTATACATTTCTGGCAACTCAATGCCAGCATCATTAAGCATTGCAAAGCAATCCAACTTGTTAACGCCTTTGTCAATTAATGGAGCCAACAGTTCAAGTTCTGGCTCATTGTCTTGTAGCTGATCAATGCGGTGCGCTTCATCTGAAGTCATTCCAAAAACATGAATATCATTATCGCGCTGCCAATCAAGGCGAACCTGCTTCTTTAGCTCCTTAGTGCATCTAGCGCCATAAACGCCAGCCATGTATCTAGTTTTCTGAATAACTTCATCAACTGAAGCATTATATTTTTCATTACGCAATTCAACAATTTCTTGACCAAACCATTTAGCGCAATCAGCTTTAAATCGCTCGCTGTCTGGGTGTTCATCTTGAAGGAATATTGACGCAACAATTAATTCCTTTGGGCTTGATGACGCATTGTTTTCTTCAATGGCTATCTTGGTTGCACACGCTGAAGCTGCACCACAACTAAACCAGCTAACTATTCTTTGATTCATTTTACTTCCCTCGTTAATTAAATTCTGGTAATAACTTAGTCTTTGATTTAATCCAAACCTGACCAGTTTCATCTACTATCGCGCCGCCATCTGATAGCCTGCTTAGCTGAAACGCTTTTACTTCATGATGCTTGGCTGCTGCATACGTTGATTTGTGCTGGTATAAATACTGTTTAATTGGTTTCATTGATTAGTCCTATGTACTCGTGTGAGTAACACAATCTATGAGCGTGAGCCATTTTGTGCCCGTTTTCTTTGCTGTCCCTGTCTGCTTTATAATCATTTCTTATTTTCATGTTTTTACTTGTAGCTTTCCATTTTGGCGATTTATTTCTATGCTCTCCAAATGCAGGGTGCGAAGTCTTTGAAAAAAACCTAGCGCCAGTGCTTACTATGTGACAGGCTACAGCATCAGACAGCGCTGAACCAATGCCCATACCTTGAAACTCTGGAAGCACTACAGTTCTATGTTCCCGCCATCCATCCTTCCAGTTTCCACTTGGGAAAGCTATTACACTTGTCATTGCAATAGCCTTGCCATTATGTATTGCTACCCATGAGTTAGCTGATTTATTTATACTCCCAGATAGATAGTGATTTCTTTTGAAAATTTGCCAAACCTTTTTTGTGTCACATGGGGCGATGTTAAATCCAAATGATTTATTTCGCCTAACCGACCCCCGATTAATCCACTCACACAGATCTGTGTCATAAGCATGATCAAAGTCAATCCACTCAAGAACATCCTTGTGGCATGTTGCAATAACTAGCCTGTTTGTATTTAATTTATTAATACTGTGGCATAATGCTCTAGCTGTGTCTCTGTCTACAACGCTAGTAAATTCATCAATAAACTCGCACCCTTGGCTTAGCTTTACAGCTATTTCAGCTCTGTGAGCCTCGCCGTTAGACACGCTATTAATTGATCTTTTCCAGCAAGGAACAGACCGAAGCCCAGATGATATAAGAAAACTTTCAGCTTCAAACTCATCTTTAAATAATTTATAAATAGGAATGTCTTTATTTATATATACTGGTTTCATACCTGCGCTATTTAGTATGGTTGTCTTACCAGTTCCACTGCTTCCAACGATGATTGTTAATCCTGTTTTTGGTATCTCTGGAGTTAAAATATCTTCTTGAACATCAACCAAATCATATTTATCAAATATACTCATTTCTTTTTTCCTTTTTATCTTATAGGTCGCTGGAGATTAAATTGTTTCGATAACTAATCATATCAAATCCGTTACTATAGTAAACACTTATTTGTGATTAATTACCAACCATCACCAGTTATTAAGTTAATCGCGCCATAAACCGTCTTTAGACTTCCAATCATCCTGTTCATTATCTTGATCCATGTCTGGGATCATGTGCATCGGGTTCCAGTGTTCAGCCATTCCTTTGAATTTTAAGCATCGAGCTATCCATTCAAGACGAATGCAGCCAGTAGCGCCATGTCTGTTTTTCTTAATATCAACTTCAGCAATGCCGCGATCATCTGTTTCTTCGTGGTAAACCTCATCACGATAAAGCGTAAGGATTTGGTCAGCTTCTTGCTCAACAACGCCTGAATCCTTAATATCACCCGTTCCAGGTCTTTTATCTGGCCTAGCCTCAACACTACGATTAACCTGAGCTAGTGCAATGATTGGTATATCCAGCGTTCTTGCAAGCTCTTTTAACGTCATTGCTATCTCTGCAACTTGCTCATGCTTAGGTGCTGAAGTATTCAGAGCTTTAATGCGCTGTAGGTAGTCAATGTAAAGCCCATCAATGTTATATTTATATTTCCACTCACGAGCCTTTGCACATACATCTTGAATTGTAGGAGCTGGCTTTTCGTATATTCGGCCGCCTTTGTCTGCAAGCCTTCTTGCTGCTTCTGACAGCAGCATGTAACTTTGCTCTGTCATTTCCTTGCGTAAGTCACCGATAGCTAATCCTGACTCGATAGCAAAGGCACGATAGCCAATCTGCACTTTAGGTTGTTCACCTGACATTATGCCGACTTTCTTGCCTTCACCAGCACCAAGAGCCATATTGATCATCAATGCTGTTTTACCCATAGCAGGTCGAGCAGCAAGAATAATCAAATCGCCATTATGAAAGCCGCCAATCTGTGAATCAATATCAGCAATGCCAGTACTTATTTTTCCTTGATCACCACCTTCCATTTGTTTAAGTGCGTCTTGAATTGTTAGGTCGAACATTTCAGAGAATGAAAAATCATAGTTTTTCGTTTCGCTTCCAAGGCTCATTATCTTATCGCAAGCCTGCTGCATCGCCATAACGTCGCCACGGTCTGAAGCCTCAACAAGTAAGGCAGACACCTCATAACCTTTTTTACATGCGTCTGCTGTTCTTATGCGAGCCTCTAGTGCTTGAATATCGCCAGTAACACTACCATTTACTTTCTTTAGCGTTAACTCGAGCAGATAAACATACTGCACATCAACACCAATCTTTGTTAAGTAATCGTCTACGGCATCAACCGACACGCCATTTGACTGCTGGTCAATAACCAATACAGCCTTAAAGATTTCTTTCAGTGAAAAGTTATGTATCAACTCAGGGCTTATAGTAACCTCCATTAATTTCTCTGGGGCATCAAGAAGCCATCCAATCAAAGACGCTGCCGCGTCTCTACTCTGTTCTAAATATCTCATTCACCAAACCCTCTAGGTTTTTTACGTTCTTGCTGTTGAGCAGGAACAAGTGATTTTGTCCAATTTCTAACAGCAGCTTTCCAGTCTTTCATTTTGTTCTTACCAACCATCCAGCCTTTCATTTCATAGAAGTCTACAAACTTATCTGCCTCGACCTTATTTGAAAATCCTTTCTCTGTAAAATATTGCAAAGCATCTTCATAAGTAGGTGGAGTGAAACGACTAGTCTTTTTTGTTTCGTCTGGTATTACTTCTTCTTCTTTCTTCTTACTTCTTACTTCTTCTTCTAGACGAACAAAATCCGAGTTTGTCGGACTTACTCCGACCTGTTGATTTATAATGGTTTTTATTCCTTTTCTTCTAACTGCCTTTGCTGTGAAGTCATCACACCTAGATGCTAGTTTTAAGCAGAATATATGGCCGTTGTCAGCATCAAGCAGTCCAAGGCTAATAAACGTTGTCATCATCTGCTCAACTTTCTGGGGTGTAGATCCTGTATTTCTAGCTATTATCCTTGCGTCATGTTCAAGCTCAAAGGTAAGGTTATCACCATTAACTCTCTGCGCTATAAGCTCTATGCAATACCAGTAAAGGCCGTAACCCTCAAGACCATAGTCAAGCATCACCGTCTGTAGTTTTGCATCCATATTGGCGTCTGTGTCATGTTTGAACCATTTAATAAATCATCTCCTTAAGACTATTAAAGTCTTTACTTCTTACTATTGAATGTTTGCTCAAGCATTTCTTCAACAACATCCTGATCTCCATTAAACATAATTCTTAGCTTTGCTATGTTAATGCTTCCTGATAGCTTTCTGCTATCCAATGCCAGCAAGTGCTTAAGACCTATCTGCATTGCTGCCCTTGCTATATCTGATTTAGACTCTATTGTCTTTTCAGATAACTGGTTAACACTATCGAAAACAGTGCTGTCAAATCTTACGTTTAGTGGCTTCATAAATAACTCCATTGTGTGTGTAATACGAATTGTATTACAGAGGTAATATCTAGTCAACATGTATCACCAAATACCAGGCAAAAAAATGCCCTCACGTAGAGGGCTATTGATTAGATGAATTGTTTAAGCTTTATATCGTAAGTGTGAACCTTACCCCCTGAGCAGCTATCTCGAGTCATAGCGTACTCAACGGCCTCATGTGATGACTTGCCAAAGTCCATGGCCGATAGTGCGAAACCAAATCCAGACCCAATTACATCATTATTATGCCGATCGTCTTTCCACATCAAAATATCTTCATTAACACTACACCGATAAACATTGCCGCTATCAATAACCAGTGCCGTAACTTCTGGAATGACGCTTGATTTTGCTCCGAAGTACATTCGAATAAATAACTCGTCATCATATGGAGCTCCTGCCATGAAGAATACAACCCCATCAACAATATGCCATTTTATGCATGAATCAGACATTATCACATTGTCACGAGTAACACGGCTATCGCATGATATCTGCTTGCTTTCGTGGTTATAAGCTATTGTTGTCATATTTATCCTTATCTGTTTGTCGTCTAGGTAATTCGTTTAGCGGTGTATCTTGGCATCTAATACACCATCTTGACCAATACGGCTGATCTGGCTTGAATCTTTCTTTGTCCTTATTTTCTGCGCACCGATAGCACCTCAACATTTACCTTCTAGTTCATTAACTATTAATTGACTAAAACCACAAATATCAGTCCACGAGTCAACGTATGTTGGATCACCGTTTAACACTCTGCCTATTTTATGCTGAATCATTTCTAACGCTTCCTTCTGGCTATCGGTTAAACGCTCCCATCCATCGGTAGAGCGCATAACCGTTTTGAGCTGTTGCATTATGCTAGCACCATCTTTAAACGCGCCATATCGATTGCCACGCTCAGTTAATACTTTATCAATACTCATACTGGCTCCTTAAAAATTTTAAATGTATGCGTTCCGCTTTTTGTGATCGATGCATAAACGACATATGTTTTAATAAATACAGTTACATGACAATAATGGCGATGGTTATTAGTGCTAGATATAAACCCTTTTGCAATAACTGCGTTGACATACTCAATTGCCTTTGGATAACTAATTTCAGATTCATCAAATTTAATTATTAATTTCATACCATCACCACCGTAATTGTTTTTAAACATCTAACCTTGTAATTGCCTAGCGCACCTTGAAAGGTATGCTGCTCAACATGCGGGAATAAAGCCTCATGCTTCATGCCGAATAGTTGCGCCTCTTGAGCTTGTTTAGCGCTCATGTTATCGCGTATTACTTTAATTGCTTTTTTCATTCCATTGCCTCAACTTTAACAATGACGTTGCCGCCTTTAATTTTTTCGCCTTTGATAACCGTTAGCCTGTGAATCTGCGAATCATCAGCATAAAAGTTAGCGTTTGATAGTGCGTCTAAAACGCCTTTAGCTCGATTATCTACATCGTATCTAGCCAGTGTAGGCGGGTTAAGCGTTAGTGTTACCGATAGCTTTACGCTTTCGCTAATCATCTCATTGCGCAAATCGATTGATTCTAAATGCAACTCCATGTCTTTAGCGTACTGGCGAGCTTTTGCTCCCTTGATAATTCTAACTGATTTACCAATTCTTACTGGTTGATGGTAGTGGTTTAAAGTAGGAGGCCACGGCATAGTAAAGTTATACATTATTTCACCTCAATTAAACCGCTATCAATCCAAACCTGCTGAGTCTCGCCTAGCGCGCGAATAATATCCGCAGCGTAGAAGCCTTTAACCTTTGCGTCTATTTCGCTGTGACAGCTTGAGCATCCAAACACAGCCATGTTATCACCTGACTTAGTACCGAATCCTGAGTTAGCGCCAACATGGCATAGCACGGTTGTTTCTGGATTAAAGTTGCAAATGCCGGTTAGGCGCAATGTGCAATCTTGACCTCTTGCTGAGTCGCGTAGTTTTTTACTTTTTATTTTCATAATCTTCTAAATCCTGTTCGAGTTCATTTGTCAGTTCGTTGATTGAAACTATTTTAAGCACCAGAACAAAGCAGATAAACCATATCGATAAGCCTAGTCCGAAGTATTGGTATGCGTTCATTTAAACCTCCATATTAGCTATTAGAGCTAGATAGTCATGCTCGATTGAATTGTAGATATCAGGACACTTTAGAAGGTCTGACAGGTCTATTGTTTCATTACCAATGAATACATAAAGCAATTCTATTGCGCCATCTTCGTCAATGGATACTTCACCAGGTTTGGTGACTCCGTGAATTTCTATGTCTAGCTGATACATTATTTTATTTTCTCATTAAGTATTGACTACGTATTAAATATACGTAATACTTAACTCGAAATCAAGACTTAAAGGAAAATAAAATGGAAAAGAGAGAGGTTAAACGGCCAGTAACCATCGTGCTTAAACCTAGTATTAAGAAGATGGCAGAAAAACTGGCTAAGAAGCATGGCGTGTCACTTTCTGAATTAATGGCGTCATGCTTGGTAGTTGCAAACAATGAGAGCGACCTTGTTAACGAATCGATAGCTAAAGGCGAATTAACAAAGCTTGAGGCTGAAATTAAATTTCGTGAGTTCTGGGGGTTATAATGGCTATTCCAGTAATGATTTTAGGTGAAAGCGGCAGCGGTAAGACTCGCTCTCTTAAAAACCTAAACCCAAAAGAAGTTATTTTGATTCAGCCAATCAAGAAGCCGTTACCTTTTAAGGCGCTTGGGTGGGATAAGTTCGACGGTAAAACTAAAACTGGCTCAGTATTGCGCACCGATGATTATGCCGTAATTAAGTCTGTATGCCTTAATGCGCACAAAAAAGGTGTTAAGTATATCGTTATAGATGATGCTCAATACATTATGCTTAATGAGTCACTGAGGCGGGTTGAGGAGACGGGCTTTAAAAAGTTTGTTGATTTTGCCAAAAACTATGTAGATTTGATAACTTCAATTGCTAATTGTGATAGCGACATAATTGTCTACTTCATGACGCACACGGAAGAAAGTGAAACAGGAAGAATAACAGCAAAGACAGTTGGTAAAATGATAAGTCAGCAAGTTTGTCTTGAGGGGTTATTTAGCATAGTTCTAAGGTGCTTCGCTTCCGATGGTAGGCACTACTTTACCACTAAGACTAGCGGGGTTGACTGCGTTAAAACTCCAGAGGAAATGTTTGAAGCAGATCAAATAGATAATGATCTTCTTCAAGTTGGCAATTGCATAAATAATTATTACGGTATATCTTGACACTGCGATGCCTCTTTGGTAAATTAAAGTTCACTAAGGAGGCGTTATGCGAAAGAATGATATTAGAGAGTATCGAATCTGGAAGGCTATGAAATCAAGATGCAATGCTCCATGCCTTAACCATTTAAGCTATCAAAGTAATGGGATTAAAGTTTGCGATAGGTGGTCAGGAAGCTTTGATTTATTCCTTGATGACATGGGTTCGTCACCAAGTGACGAGCACAGCATTGAAAGAATTAATAACGATGGAGATTACGAGCCAGGAAATTGCAAGTGGGCAACAAAGTCAGAGCAAAGTAAAAATAGAGGCAGCTTTAACAAGGTCTTTACCCACGAAGGTGAGTCGCTTGTTTTGAAAGATTGGGCAAGAAAATTTGGCATTAAATACACAACGCTTTACCAGCGAATATATAGAAGCGGTATTAGCTTTGAAGATGCTATTTGTGAAGATCCATTTTCTAGAATATTTACTATTAATGGGGAAAGTAGAACGTCAACCGAGTGGTGCAGGCTTATAGGTATTAAGCCGCAAATTATAATAGATAGGGCGCGACGTGGCGCAAATCAATTAGAAGCATTAACCAAAGAAATCAATAATTATTACGGAGTTTAATCAATGTCAAATTCAATGTTCGCTTATAACCAAAACGAAGCAGTTGCAGCCGGTGTTAGTAACTACGTTGCAGATTCAGGCGCGTATCAGGGCCGCATCTTGTCAGTGGAATGGACAGTTGCAAAAACAAGCACTAAAGGCGTAGAGATTACATTCGAAACTGCGGAAGGTTTAAAGGCTAACTACCTGTCTTTGTGGTATGAAAAAGCAGACGGCACGCAACTGTCAGGCGCTAAAATGCTTAACGCTATCATGGGTTGCACCAAGGTGACTAACTTATCATCAAAAGGCGTTAATCAGCCTGATAGCTCAACTAAGTATTTTTGCCCTGAGCTGGAAAATAAATCAATTGGCTTGGTTCTTCAAAAGGTTTTGTACACCAAGAATGATGGCCAAGACGGTTATAAGTTTGAGATTCGCATCCCGTTCATTCCGCAGACAGGCAAAACGCTTGCTGAGCAACTAGGAAATAAAGACGCGCTAACTATCAATAATATTTTAAAATCGTTAACTGATAAAGACGATCGCCAGCAAGGTGGTCAACAGCAATCATCATCTAATCAAGATCAACCGATTAATTTTGGCAATGATGGTTTCGGTGATGATTGGGTTTAATAATTAACTAATAATCGCCATGGCTTACATAGCATGGCATTAATAAAATAAAGGACAGCACAATGAACGAAGTAACTATTTTTACCGATATAACCACGGAACACGCATTGCTAGCTATTGAAGAAGATGCGAAAACATATACCGGTTTATACGTTGATATGAATGAAGCCAAAGGCCGTAAATTCGTCAAAGAGTCAGCAGCTAACATTGGTGACATTCTAAAGCGATTAGATCGATCTCGTATCGACAAGGCTAAAGACTTTAAAACTAAAGTTGATCAAGAAGCCGCAGCAATTCGTTTTCGCCTTGAAGAAGCCAATAAGCCGTTCACTTTGTTAATTGAAGAATATAACGCAGAACGTAAAAAAGTATTAGATGCTGAAAACGCCAGAAAGAAAGCAATCGAAGATCAAGCTGCAATCGATTCAGATTATGAAATAGCTGAGTTATTGATGGGTAAGTATTTCGATGATAAAGCCAAAGCTGAACAGGCTCGCATTGCATACGAAGAAAACCTTAAGCGTGAAGCCGCAGAGCAAGCTGTAGCAGATGCGAAGTTATTAGCCGAGCAGTTAGCACAAAAAGCGATTCAAGATAAGCAGGACGCAATTAACGAAGCCGCACGACTTGAAGCGGCTAGAGTTGCGCAGGAAGCAAAGTATAAGCAGGATGCTATTGATGCTGAAAATAGACGCTTAGCAGATATTGAAGCGACAAAACAGGCTGAGATATTGCGCCAGCAGAAAGCTATTGATGACGATTTGGCAGAAAAAGCCAGACTAGCAGCTAGCCAGGAGCACGTTGCAACGGTTCATCGAAACATGAAAGCGGTTTATATCGCTGCCGGTTTCCCTGAAGGATTAGCTGAGGTAGCTGTAAAGCTGCTAGTTAAAAACAAAGTCCCAAACACAACATTCAACTACTAATGAAATTGCGGTGTAATGCCGCCAAAGGAAATCAAAATGATTAAGAATATTATCGCGTACACATTCAATAAGCCGTTCAGCACTTCACAAGCTGATTTAGAATTAGCGCTTAGCGACTTAGAGTTTTCACCATGCGGAAGCCAAGACATCAGCAAGTTTGGATTTACTAGCGCATTAGGCAATAAAGGCGGCTGGTTAGCGCATGAATATAACGGTCGACTTATGGTGTGCGCTACCAAGGAAAGTAAGATATTACCTAGCCAAGTTATTAAGTCTGAATTAGATAGCAAAGTAAGCGCAATTGAATTGACAGAAGGTCGCAAGGTAACGAAAAAGGAAAAGGATTCATTAAAAGATGAAATCATCACAACGTTATTACCTCGCGCATTCACTAAGCAGTCACAGACACGCGCCTTAATCCTGCCTGAGCTTAATATGATATTGGTTGATAGTTCTAGCGCATCTAAAGCCGAGGAGTTGTTAGCCTTGCTTAGAAAGGCTTTAGGCTCGTTACCGGTAGTGTGTTTAGAGTTTAATAATCCAGTTTCAGAAGTATTAACAAAGTGGGTTAGTGCATCAGAAGTCGGTAATTGCTTTGAAATGCTCAATGAAGCTGAGTTGGTCGGCAATGATGATGATGTTGCCAAGTTCAAGAATCAGGACCTTACCGAACAAGAGGTAATCGACCATGTACTGCAAGGTAAAGTCGTCCATAAGCTGGCGTTAAAGTTCGCTGACTCAATTGAATTTGTCATGCAATCCGATAACTCAATCAAGCGCATTAAGTTCAGTGAAGAGTTTATGGCGAGCAATGACGATATTGGTGACGATGACGAACTAGCTAAACTTGATGCTGACTTTATACTGGTTACTAATGGGTTTGTTGAGCTAATGAGAGCGCTATCTAACTCATTCCGTGGCGTAGTAGAAAACCAATCAATCTAAATTATCAATAAACAGCAATATATTTATTGCACAATATTTATATTGCTGTATTATGAAGTGACATTAACAAAAAAAGGACGGCATGAAAACAATAATCGACGCGGTTAATCACTTCGTAAAATGGCCTACTGCTGCACACAATCACAACTGGATAGTATTTAGGCAAGTTGGTGATTTCGGTCATTGGTCGTGGTGGGGTGATGGCGAGCTAAACGATACTTGGCAGCGTGTATGTACTCGTGAACAATTCGAGCAGTGCATAGCAGATAAACAGCGCAAGCCGTATGAATTTAATGAACATGTAAGTGGAGAATAAAATGACAACAGTTAAAGAGTTTAATGAGTTTGGTTTGGTATTTGAAGAAAATGACGCTATAGCTCCATCGGACTCTGCTGTAGTTGTTATTGTTGGCAATGTATTCTTAGACCTATGTGGAAGTTACATTGCTAAGTCATTCGCATGGCGACCACTTAACACGCTGCCAGATAATCCGAAGTTTAAGTATGAGAAAAGTGAATTTAATTCATTCTGGAGACCGCTACTAGACCAATCAGCAGTAAAGCCTAGTGACGAAAAACCAGTATTTACTCCATGGTCAGAAACTTATTCATCCGACAAGTTGCCTAAAATCAAAACAGTATTAACGCAGGAAATGGCTGATATTGAATATGAGCTAAGCTTGCATAAAGCTAACTCTGAGTTACTAGCATCGTTGACTGATTTCATGGTTAAGAATGGCATTGGCAGGATTGGTGAAAGCTGTATTGATGTTGCAATTCGTGAGCTATCAGAAAAGTTTAATATTGAAACTCGCACACCAAAGCAAAAGGCGGTTGATGAGATTCAAGATGTTGTTTGCTCTCAGGGCTTTTTATCTAAACAAGATGTTTCACTTGGTATAGCTAAAGTGCTTTATGACGCAGGCTATAGAAAATGCTAGACCTGCCACCAACATACTGCGAGATTAAACAAGTCGCAGCAGTTGAGATAATGACAGCAGTTAACCTCGCTGATTTGAGCAAAATTAAGTCAGCGAATACAGATAAGAAAATACTTAGACTAGCGCTTGATAATTACGTTAATGAGCAATTTAGCGTTAGTGACTTTTCGATAATGATTTATGAAGGATGTATAGATGAGTGAATTAACAAATAGAATTAGAAAGCATAATTCATGGCGTAGAGGTGAGCATGATGATATGTGCAATGCGATGCAGCTTAGAAATGACTTAGATGCATTATCAAATGATTTAGACAAGCTAACCGATCAAAACAAGATGCTGCGAGATGCTTTGGTTAAAGTTGTTTCTGCTGATTCATTTCATTACCAAGATGATGCTGAGTTTGCAGAAGCTATCAATAACGCCAAAGATATTTTGGAGCAAACAAAATGTTAACTAAATCAAGATGCAGCAGTAAAACAGGTTGGTGGCTTAATATCGATGGAAGGCCAATGGCTAAGTTTGTGCGTGAGAGTGATATCGACTACATAATTGAATTACAGGATAAGGTGAATAAAGATGATTAACAGTATTAAGAAATGGTTTGAGACTGCGATACCTGAGCCGACTATTGAACAGGCATGCATTCAGGTTGGAGTTGACGCTGAAGAATGTGCAGAGCTATTTCAGGCATTTGGTGATTACGATATATCAGAGAGGATTGATGAGATAGCCAATAAGTACAAATCATGCACACCAGCATATTGCGGATGGGTGGCTACGCTAAATGAGTATCAAAAAACTCAGGTTCTTGATGCATTATGCGACAAGATAGTAACCGCTATAGGTGTAGCTCACATGCTAGGTATGGATATTGAAAGCGCATTAAGTGAGGTTAATGATTCTAACTACAGTAAGTTTGAAGATAATAAGCCGGTATTTAATAAGCAAGGTAAGATAAGCAAAGGTAAATACTACAAGCCTCCACAGCTAGATAAGTTTATTTAAGGTCCTACTATGGGTAATCATCAGCAGAAAAAGCTAATGGCTTTCTATCATAATCAGCAGCTAGATTATGATAGATGGCTAATGGATAATACCAGAGGTCAACAGCGACAAAGATGGATATCGACAGCAAAAACTAGGAATACACTCGCAATGATTCTGGCAATGCCTGCTGGGTTTGCGCAAAGATATTAACAACAATAAAGCCTCTTAATTGAGGCTTTTGTCTTTATGCCACTTCACTGATACAATTAACCAAAGCTGCACGGGGTGCGGTGATAAACGTCGGAGGCGTGCTTTGGCAAAACTAACAGGCAAGCAAGATGCGTTTTGTCGAGAATACATTGTTGATTTAAACGCTACACAAGCAGCCATTAGGGCTGGATATAGTGAAAAGACTGCTACAAAAATAGCAAGCGAAAACTTGACGAAACCAGATATTCAGGCAGTTATCAGTCAATTAGTTGATGCTAGGAACAAAAGAGTTGATATAAACGCTGATTGGGTACTGATAAGTGCTAAGCGTGTATTCGATAGATGCATGCAAGATGAAGCCGTAACGGATAGGAATGGAGATCCTGTTATGTGCAAAACGGAAGCCGGTGATTTAGCTGCTGCATATCAGTTTAATGCCAATGGAGCCAATAAGGCTCTAGAGACAATCGGTAAGCATGTTCGCATTAACGCATTCGGCACATTGCCAGATATTGAAAAGCCATCGGATAGAAAATCATTCAACGTTGTACTAAGGGTTGAAGATGCATCTAGTCCTGAATAAGCCACAAGGCCGATTCTTATCAGCTAATAGAAAGTTTAACGCATTCGTTGGTGGTTATCGATCAGGTAAAACATTCGTTGGATGCGTTCGGTTGTGGATGTTAGCGGCTCAGTATCCAGGTATTAAGCTAGGCTACTTTGCCCCTACCTATCCAATGATTCAGGATATCTTTTATTCAACGATAACCGAAGTCGGTGAAATGCTTAGTCTTGAATGGGGCGTATCATTAACAGTAGACATCAACGTAAGCCGCAAAGAGGTAAGGCTGTTTGTTGATGGCGTAGAGTATTCGATGGTCAAGTGTCGAGCCATGGAGCATGCACATCGCATAGTAGGCTTTGACATTAGTCATGCTCAGATAGATGAAATAGACACAATGAAGCGCGACAAAGCAGATGCGGCATGGAAGAAAATCATCGCTCGCATGTCATCAAAGCGACCTGATTACCCAGTTAACACGGTAGACTTTACGACAACGCCAGAGGGGTTTAACTTCGTACATGATTTGTTTGTTGTTCAGGCTCAAGACAACCCAGCACTAGCAAGGCATTATTCGTTAACGCAAGCAAGTACGCGGGAGAACGCAAAGAATTTACCAGATGATTACATTCAGTCATTGTATGATACGTACCCCAGCCAGCTTGTGGACGCCTATGTTGACGGTGAGTTCGTTAACTTAACAAGTGGTACGGTTTATCATAATTACAATCGAGAACGATGCAGAAGCGCCGAGAAGATTATTGATGGTGAGCCATTATTGATAGGGCAGGATTTTAACGTTGGCAAGATGGCCTCCACTGTTTATGTGAAGCGTTCAAATGGCTGGCATGCTGTTGCTGAGTTGTGCGACCTATTCGACACGCCAGATGTGATTCGAGTTATTGAGGATAGGTGGAAAAACCAAGGCCATAGGATAATAATGTATCCTGATGCAAGTGGCAAGAACCGTAAATCAAACAACGCCAGTACATCGGATATCGCGCTAATGGAGCAAGCTGGTTTTGATGTAAGGGTTAACGCAAGCAATCCAGCGGTTAAGGACCGCGTTTTATCAATGAATAAAGCGCTAGAATGCGGTAAGATTTGGATCAATGACTCAGCATGCCCTAACACAGCAAGAGGTTTAGAGCAGCAGGCTTATGATAAGAATGGCGAGCCAGATAAAAGCGGCGGTACCGACCATCAGAATGATGCAACAACCTATCCGGTCGTGTATGAAATGCCGGTACTAAAACCAATCGCACATATTAACGTTAAAATGTGGTAACACTAACAGGACAAATTAAATGACAACAAGCAACTTAGGTGTAAGAACGCCACACCGTGATTATGCGCGAATGGCTCCGAAGTGGAAGAAGATCCGCGATGTGCTATCGGCAGAGGTAAAAAAGTATCTTCGTGATGTTGGCTCAAGCGAGTCAGACGCAAATTATTCAGCAAAACGACAACTTGACTATCAAGATGGCGCGGTATTCTATAATTTTGTTGATCGTACATTAAAAGGAATGGTTGGCGCTGTATACAGAAAGCCTCCCGAAATATTTCTAGATCCAAAACTTGAGTATTTAGTTAAGAATACCAATGGCGCTGGTATTGGGTTAATTCAGCAAAGTAAAGATGCGCTAAAGGAGGTTGATTCTATTGGTCGTGCAGGCTTGTTAACTGACTCACCTGAAACAGCAGCAGCTAATCGCGCTCAGCAGAATGCAGGGCTATTAAATCCGCGCATCCTACTCTATACATCGGAGAATATTGTTAGCTGGCGCAAGACTCGCATAGGCAGTACTGAGGTGTTAACTCAAGTTGTATTGCGTGAATCATATGAGTACCAGAACGCGCTAAATGAGTTCGAGTACCTTGTTGGTGAGCAGTATCGAGTATTAGAAATCGTTGATGGTAAATATCAGCAGCGATTATTTAAATTCGAAGATAGCAGCTCGCAGGTTGGCGAAACTGAATTGATTGAGCCTAAGATTGGCGGTAAGTCGATCGGCCATATTCCGTTTTCGTTCATTGGTGCAGACAATAACGATGACTCAATTGATGAGCCGCCATTATTCACGCTGACTGAGATCAACTTAGGCCACTTCAGAAATAGTGCCGATGTGGAAGAAAGCGCGTTCATTTGTTCTCAGCCTACTCTGATGCTGTATCCTGGCGAAAACATGAATAGCAACCAGTTTGCAGAAGCTAACAAAGACGGCATTCGATTGGGTTCACGCAAAGGCCATAACTTAGGTGCTGGTGGAGGGTCTGAATTATTGCAGGCATCGCCAAGCAACCTGTCTAAAGAATTAATGGCAATGAAAGAGGATCAAGCTGTTAAAGCTGGCGCTCAGATGTTAATGCCATCAGTACAGATGACAGCCGAGGCTGCACGATTACAGCGTGGTGCTGACACTTCTATAATGGCTACAATTGCGATTAACGTATCAATGGCATATAAGCAAAACATTATCTGGTGTGGCGAGATGTTAGGTATTAAAGCAGAAGATACTGTATTCGAATTGAATATGGAATTTTTCATGGCTCAGATGACAGCTCAAGACCGTACAGCGTGGATGGTTGACATTAATGCGGGGTTGTTACCTGCTCGTTCATACTATGCAGCACTAAGAGCGGCAGGCGTTACCAATTGGACTGATGAAGATATTGAAAAGGAGATAATTAATCAACCACCTGCACCAGCGCCGAAACTTGACGCTAATGTAAATGGTGAGATACCTCCAGCGCCAGATAGCAACGTGTAAGTAACGCTTACAACTTGAAGCCCCTTAATTGGGGTTTTTTATTGCCTACTGTAAATATATTAAATTAATCTCAAATAAGTATTGCGTATATTGTCAGATTTGATACTATAGCTTTATCGAAACGAAACAACTCAAAGGCAGCAATCATGAAAACACTTACTAACCGCACAAACGAAAAATTCACATTCTTAACTGTAGTATTTGATTCTATAGAAGAAGCAGAAAAGAATTGTGACGATAATATGGGTGAATGTGTATCAAGACTTGTTGTTGAGATTCACGGCGAAAGTGGTTTTGTTGTAAAAAACGCTGACGGGTTTAAAGAGATGATTAGGATTGCAGCATGATAAGAATGATAAAGGTGGCGCTTGCCGAGAGCGTAATACTTCCACGGTTTACCATGAGAGATGGCGACACATGGGAGTTAAGGCCTGATAGATTAACAAAGGACGGATTTGCCCTTGGCGGTGGATTTATAAAAAACAATCAATTCAAAGTAATCGGAGTAATATATAAAAAATGAAACCAATTAAACAGTATTTATCGCAACACAAATCAACCTACTCAGCCGCTAAGTATCACGAAGTTACAGCAACTCAATTGCAGCGATTACTTTATGCAGGAGCTAAGGTTGACAAGTCTGGTCAGGTATGGATTATGTCGAAAACTAAGCTAAAGATAAATATTGCACAAACTTAATATTGTGTTATTGTTGATTCAGTTTAATAATTTACGGGAGTTTGATATGGATAATTGCAGATGTTGCGGACGAAAATCAAAGAAAAGAGGGTGGGACAATAACCCGTATTGCTCTGAAATATGTGAGCGCGAGGTTGTTGGGTCGCTACATGGCAGTATGCCAGGATGTCGCGGTAAGTGGATGCCGCAACACGTATCAACTGAGATATCAAAGCGATGGTATGAATATTAATTCACATTAATAAAGAGGACGGACAGATGAATGATTTATGGAGAACACCGCCAGAAGTAATCGATTATATTACATCGCGATTTGGAGTTATTCAGCTTGATTTGTGCGCAAGCGATAGCGGTCATGTATGTGATAAATACTTGGATAAAAGCGCCGATTTCTTCAATGATAATTGGCTGACATTTTCAGAAAGAGACTTATGCGTTTACGAGGGGAGCTTATGTTGGATGAATCCGCCTTACAGCAACCCTTTACCTTTTATTCAACAAGCTATTAAGTGGAGTAAGGGCGGTCATGCGGTAGCAGGAATCCTAAACAACGATCCATCAACCAAATGGTATGTTGAGCTAGAAGCTAACGCAGCTATAATCATGCCTATCATTGGCGGTCGCATCGCATTCTTAGACGATAAAGGCGACCCAATAGGTAGCAACAACAAGCCACAGTTAATGTTTTATCTAGCACCATTTGGTAGCAAGACCAAATCAGTAGAGCATGTGCATATTGATGAGATTTATCCTAACGGTAAGCCTAAAAAGAATAAGGTAGTAAAATAATGAAAACTTGGGATGATTGTAGCGACAAAGAGATAAACCAAGCTGTAACACATACAGAGTTTGCGCTAGGCGGTTGGGAGCTCGCAAAAGATGGAGACAGCTTCTTTCATTGCGGAATTGATGGTAGTGGTCATTACTGTCAAGATGTAATTAACTACTGCGAATCATGGGATGATACTGGGCCGATTATTGCTGAAAATTCGATAACAATAAACCATGACATGTGCCAAGCTTATGTCAGCAGTTACTTTGCAGAGCATATTAAAGTTAGCGTTAAGCCAGAAAAAATACTGCGCGCAGCCGCGATCTTATTTTTAATGATGAACGGAGTGAGGCCATAATGACACACAGAATTAGAAAAGACGCCCCAACAGGCGCAACACACTTCGCATCCATCAGTGGTGAGCTAAAGTATGTTAAAATTGATGAATGCAATAATAATTTTATCTATGCAGGCGAATGGATACCATCGGTGCTACTTGACCAGCGGTTTAATCTTCACGCGCTAAAGCTTGAGGTTAATCCGGTATTTTACGCTATGATATCAATGATACTGGTAACCTGTTTCGTTGTGTGGTTTATGTTTTGGGGTGCAAAATGAAAGAATTCAACTTAGATATAACGCCATCAATAAATGGCGGAGTCGCATCGATAGCGGATACATTAGCTAATCAGCTATTCAATAATCGTGAAAAGTTAATATCTGAATGCCTAAGTGGTAGCGGGGTAGATATAAGTAATCACCAAGAGATAAAGAGAAGGGTATCGCTTACAACATATGGTGACGGATCGGAGAGTCTTGCTGTAGATGGTGTGGCTGTTTTGCAGATTGATCGGATTGGTATCACCGTAAGCGGAGACGATCCGAAGCTTGCTCGTTCAGAGATGAAATACAGAAAATTAGGCGCATAACATGGCACTAAATGACCAATTACTAGCTCACCACATTAACACGCTTAAGCTGGCTGCTAATGCCGGTAAAACTGTTAATCAATATCTTGACGAGATGAAACAAATCATCCGTAAGTCTGTTGCAGGGTTTGATAGCGATAAAAGAACTGCTAAGCGATTAACTACGCTAATCAATACGCTTGCTAGTCAGTTGAATAAACCTGCTGGTAAGTGGCGTAAAGAGCTTGAGGAGCAATTAAAAGACTTTGCAAAGTACGAGGCCAACTACCAGACTTCGACTATTGGAGGTTGGATTGATGCGGAATTAACTCAGCCTACAGTTAACCAGGTATGGGCTGCTGCACAATTTCAACCTGTGAGTATTGGCGCGACTAAAGCTGTCGAGCTGACAACCTTGCTAGATACGTGGGGGGTGAATGAAGTTAACCGGTTAGTAATGGGTGTTAAGCTTGGGTTTACTCAAGGCTTATCGACCAATCAAATTATCCGTAATGTAGTTGGTGCTGGTGGCTTATCCGACATATCGAAACGTGAAGCTAAAGGCGTAGCTCATGATGCAATTATGCACATGGCAAACGCTGCTAGATTTGAAACGTATGCAGAGAATGACGATATTATTATCGGTTATGAATTAGTGGTGACTCTTGACGGCAGAACGTCTGATTTGTGCGCTGCGTGGCCTACAGGAAAGGTTTATAAATTAACTGATACCTATCAGCCGATGCCGCCATTTCATCGCTGGTGCAGGACTACAACTTCGCCAAAGCCGTCTAGTGAGTTCGATACATTCGACCAAGGCGCTACACGAGCCAGTAAAGGTGCTGATGGTGGAAAGGTGGTTTCAGCAGATACCACATATTATGGATGGCTAGCGGATCAACCGTTTGAGTTTCAAGATATGCGACTCGGCAAGACTAAAGGCCAGATATTTCGTAATGCTGGATTAACGACTGAGGAATTTAGAAAGCTATCAGTGGATGATTTAGGTCGCGGATTGACTATTGATGAAATGGCTGATGAAGATAATAAAGTTAAAATATATCTAGGCAAGCGTTGACATTAAATTAATATTGATACATTATAATCAAACGGTGAACGCGTAAAGGTAGATAGTGGCACTACTCCCGTATACACCGATTTGTTAGTATGGTGTTATTTAAAATCTTGACGATGGGAAAGACCATGCTTACGAGTTACCGCACATGCGGTTTTATTATATTTTTATGGGCTTTGCTTGGATGCGTCTTTAGTTGCTGGTTTTGCTTATCTCTGCTTAGCGGCAGATTGACGCTTAACACTAGGAGTTGATCGCTCCAACGCGAAAACGACTAAAGCTAGGGTTCGAATCCCTAAGAGTCCATCAAAATGTGATAATGCCGAAGCTATACGGACTTGGAGGTTGCTTGGAGCAATAAAGCTGAGATTAGCGCCAGCATCACATGGTTTGGTTTACTTCTAATAAGGGGTGGTCAAATATCTGCCAGCTAGAATCGGCTATGACTAGCACGCAAAGTAAACGCTGTGAAGCGTATATGATGCAACATTAAACCAGCTTAATTGCTGGTTTTTTGCTAATACTTGCTTGACAACTAAACACAGCATATAATCAACTAGAACTTAACACATAACGGACGGGGTCCATAATGTCAGATGATACAACTATCGACGGGGTCGATGATACAACAGATGCACCTAAAACTTATACTCAAGCAGAAGTCGATGAAATGACTAAGGGCTTAAAAGATTCTCGCGATACATTGCTGACTGAAAAAAAGCAGGCTTCAACAGCGGCTAAAGCAGCAGATGCAGCACGATTATTATCAGAGCAAGAAGCCGCTAAAAGCTCAGCCAACATGGAAGAGTTCGAAAAGTCATTGCGTGGTGAGTTCGCAGAAAAGGAAACTGGATTAACTGCAAAACTTGAAGCGGCAAATAACCGAATCGCAAGCGAAAGCAAGTCTGCTTTACTAAGTCGCTTTTCTGGTAAGTTCAACGAGCCTGAGGGTGTCGATCTAGTGTCTCATCTAGTATCAACCTCATTCGATGGCGAAAACGTAAAAACAGAATTTAAAGATTTTACAGGAAAGGTGATCACTCACGATCCTGTTGAATATATCAAGTGGATGGAAAAGCACCCAGTGTTAAGCCAACACATGAAAGCAGATGCGGCTAGCGGTGGCGGTGCCCCTGGTAGTAAGCAAGTAAGTGGCGGGGCCATGAACGGTAGAAATGAAGCGGCTGAAACCGCTAAATCCAAAGGTGATGCCATCGGCACGCTAAATGAACGCTTAAAAGGACAATTTAA